CTCCAATAAGAAAGTCTCAAGCCCCGATATTTAGAAAGCAAGCGGCAAGCCTCAAGCAGCAAGCTGCAAGCGTCAAGCTTTCGAACCAACCTGATTAAGCATCAAGCGACAAGCATCAAGCCCCAAGCTGCAAGCATCAAGCTTCAAGCCGTGCTCTACAAGATCCAAGATTCGTGAACCACGGAACATTTGAACATGTTTCGAGGCTCTTGGACCGAGGGGGTCTACTATGATAAAAGTATTGTGCGGATGCTTCACATGGAAGGCTATTTGGTGTGGACTGAAACGGACTTTGTTGGCCTTAGTTACCTTGAGCTCTACGGTAAAAAAGGAGCCAGAATTATTACTGGCCAATAGATCAGGAGTACCAAGTAAGCTAAGATTCTCAAGTCTAATCCAAGAAATTTCAGGTATAGATTTTTTAAGTTTGTGGTATAATTTTTGCTCTGGTCCCATAAGGTTTTCAAGCCAACGTTGTCGTTCAATTTAGTAGTCGTTCAAAAGTTTTGACGGCATAATTAACGGTGACGGTTTCTCTGTTTTAAGAACTAAACGATGTGATAAATGTCCTTTTTGTCCTAAGATTGGAGTAGAATTTTCTTGTACTTCCATTCTTCTAATATCATGGAGTCTACCATTTACTTCAACCATAAGGATTGCATTTGAAACTGCATTACCATTTCTTGTACCACTTTTGTTTGAGGCTGTGAAATTGGATAGGAATTCTTGTAAGTCTAATACTCTCATTTTATTGACAATGCTTTTATAATTTCTTTTTGTACTTCAATCTTATTTTCTAGTTCAACAATAGAATAATTCTTAATTTTAAGATCATAAACTTCTTGTTGTAGGTCTTTAATAATATCTCTCAAGGCTCCTGCCTCTCTACATTTAGACTGCAATAGTTCTTTTTGTTTAGTAAGCATCTCAATTTGAAGAGCTCTATCATCAACTTCTTTCATAAATTGCCTTTCATTTTCATCTTTCATGTTGTCTTGAATATTATTATAAATATGTTATATTGTCAACATGGGATTACCAAAAAGATTAACAGAAATGCAAATGAAATTTGCTGAGCTATTAGTATTCGGAGACACAGATGGTCCAATCACTAAAACTGAAGCAGCCATACGTGCTGGCTATAGTCCTAAACAAGCTAGGCAAGAAGGCTCAACATTAACCAATCCAAGATTATATCCATTAGTAGTAAAATACATTGGAGAGTTAAGAGAAGAAAGACTTCGTAAACATGAAGTGACTTATGAAGGTCACGTTGCAGAGTTAGCTAGACTTAGAGAAGCTGCTTTGACAAAAGGAAGTTTCTCATCTGCTGTAAACGCTGAAGCAAACAGGGGAAAAGCAGCAGGGCTATACATAGATAGAAAGATAATAAAAACAGGTAAATTAGAGGAGTTATCAGAAGAACAATTAGAAGCAAAAATGAAACAAATTTTAAACGACTACGCACCTCTTCTTGATGTTGATATTGTTGATGGTGAATCACAAGATATAGAAGAACCTTCTAAGTTAAATTAATTTTCTTAATAGATACAATCACAGACGTAGGTATAATAACCGTACTACCGATATCTTCCATAGTAGGTTTTTCTTTGCTCTCAATATAATCTCTAAATATTCTAGTGACACCACCCTTTTGACTAAATAAATAACCTTTAGATACTGCAACTGGTAATTTTTCTTTAGCTAATATATCTAACGTACTCCAGCCATCATCACCTTCGATATCCAGCCATTTTATTTCTACAAATGTATAGGCTTCAATTTTGTTTCCAAGTGTTTTATTCTTAAGTGGTATAATTTTTCTGTGTTTCTTTTTGATCATATGCATATGAATATCATATTCTTGCCACAATTGAAATGTCGACACCCATAAGAGTATTTATTTTTATTTTCATATCTTGCGCTATAAAAAAAATTAGGTGTCGGGAATGGTAAACAAGTGTACCATAACTCCAATAGAGCTGCTGATACCAAGGGTTATTTAACCTAAAAACTGCGACCCCTAGGGTGTCGGCAGGGTGTCGGGGGGGTGTCGGGGGTGTCGGCTTTTTCATGAATTTTGTATACTTATGTCGCACATAACTTAGAATTGTTCTAAACAAGGCCCAAAATGTCGACACGCCGACACCATGCCGACACCATGCCGACACCCAGGGTGTCGATATTTTCTGCCTTAATTCTGCCTTTATTTGAACACATTGTGTCATATTTGCCACATGTTGTAAATTTGTCACTTTTTATAATCTTCATATTCTTTTATTAATTTTTCTGATGGATGCCACACATCAACCGCTGCATGACACTTAGGACAAGAAAGATTACTAACAATATCATACTCCTCATTATCTTCGGTATCGTGATCTCCACCCCATATTAACTCATGTCCGCAATGCCAACAATTCATTTTTTAAAATCTTCTGCTTTTAAATTTACTTTTGCTTTCTCTTTTACATCATGCATCAGCTCATTGTACATGTCTAGACGTTTAAGAAATTTGTGCTTCCATTTTCTTAATTGCAATCCGTCAGTTTTAAACTCTTGGTAATATAGGTCAGGCGTGCATACCATGATAACTCCCTGCTTGATATGACTTCCGTAGACGTAATCGTGGGCCATGGCGTATGCTGCAATTTGCATGAAATAATCTTCAATCCATTCTTCCCTCTTCGGACGGTTACTCTGTTTGAAGTCGACAACAGTTTCCATGCCATTGTGACTGCATATAAGATCTGTTGCGCCTGCGTACAGGCCCGGGTAATGAAGCGTAACTTCCGAACCATAATACTCTTCCACTGGTGCAAGACCAATCTCAATAATTTTGTCGGCCATGGGACGCGCCTCTTGTCCGATGCTTGTAAGATCAATGCACCCAGTCCCCAGGACATAGTGCTCCAAGAATTTGTGCATACATGTCCCCCTATTACTAGAATGGTTTTTAATTCTGTCTGCCTCTTGCTCACCTACTTTAGCCTTCCATTTTTTTATAAAATCTTGATTTTTGGTGGCCCCTAATATCGTAGTTACACTAGGAAGTCTATAATTACTTATCTCGTAAACCCTGGTCCCTGTTCCGGGGTCCGTGATCTGTTTACCTTGTATATAGTTGTATTTCTTACTTTTCTTTATCATCACGTTCCTTTTTATTTAACTTAGATTGTTTGTAACTCGTATCAAGTTCCTGTTGTTCTTGTCTAAACCGATCATTTTGTTCTTCTAACTTCTTAATCATCTTATGGTATTCCTTAATGTCCTTATCCTTCATCATTTAATTTTTTGATTTAACCCCAATTCTTTTTTTAAATTAATAGGATAATTAGTAGCAACTCTTTTACCTACCATTTTATCTACAGCGTAAAGTACTTTTAACTTTCTAATTGCTTCAAGTTTACGAGGAATCATAATTGCAGGCTCCATTAAAGCCATAAACAATAGTTCTTTTCCATCAGTAATATGTAAATCATATCTCCTTTTTCTAGCTCTATCGTTTTTTTTAGGTAGACTAGAATAAATAGGCATCTGTTTTTTATTATAAGTAAAAGGATAACTAGTAATAAACGTTTGTATTTTTTTTAACGCGGTTAAATCAGTATTAGTCATTTTACAAAGCACTCTTATAGTTTTTACAGGTTTTCCCTTTTTACCTAATTTTTTAATAGTTTTTAAATCACATTTAACACTACCCTCTGCATCAAAAAAACCAGCCATATAAGATACATGAATTCCTAAATTAGCTTTGTTCATTGGAATTTTTTCAGGGTGGTAGTTTTTAAATTTAACATTAATTAATTTAGTAACATGTTTTCTTTTCTCAGTAAGATAAGGACATACCTTTTTAAAAAAATGATAGCCTCGATCTCCTGTAATTCGGGTAATGTAGCTATCATTCCATTTTTTATTAGAATGTACAACTTTAGATATAGAGGTTCCATAAAGATCAGCTAATGCTTTAACCGGAGCTAAATCATTAAGTTTTATTTTATAACGCACATTCTTACCTATAAAACCTTTATTTTGTATCAATTCAAAACAACCATCTCCATCTGCTAAACCGGCATGATACGCCCAGAAACCTGATGAAGTAGGAAATTCTTTATCTATATTAGTTAATACTTTTTTTATTAAAACATCATTTCGTTTTATTACATCTTTTTGTATTAAATAACTTTTTTCTTTATTTATCATAATTTAATCTTGTGTAGCTGATTTTAATAGTTTCTCGTGTAATAGTTCTTTCTGCTTACGTAAGTTATCTAATTCTTGACTTAACCTTAGAATAGATTGTGATTGCAACAGACTATTTTCTCTCCATTGTTTACGTTCCTTGTGTAGTAAATCTATATCAATCTTCATGTGATTTTTTCCTATTATATATTTTTTTATTAGGCACGACTTGTAACTTAAACTTAGGAGTTCTAACTTCTTTAGCTATAGGATTAGAACCAAAGATTCT